ATGGAAAGATTAAAAAATAAGAACTTGGCAAAGATAGCTTTAAGTACATTATTTACAGTTCTAGTAGCTTTTTTGCTTTATAATTCTCAGTCTATAATTGTTAATTACTTCAGCACTGTCGCCCAATTGATCCAAGATAAAAATATTTTCTTTACTGCGATTGCAACTTTAACATTCGTTGCAGCATTTTTATTGAGCTATGTTAATAAAGGTATAGGTGACAATAAAATTAAGAATGTGAGTTCATATGAAGAAATAAAATCAGAGGTTAAATCTCTCAGACAAGAGTTTAGCCAACTAGTCACGAATGACTCTAAAGATTTAAATGGGGTTTTGCTGACACCAGAAGAAAGAAATAACTTGATTGAAGCAGCTAAGAAAAAAATTGTGGGTAACACACTTATAGCCGCAGATTTAAGTTTGAGAAATGATGTAAATGCGTTTAAATATCAAATAGAAATTAATAAACATTATAATGATATTGTATATCGGTTAGAAAACGAAATTAACAGATTGAATAGACGTGGCGGTGTCAATCTAGTATTAGGTGCATTCATTGCATTTTGTGGGATAGTTTATCTGGGATTGTCTGTTACAAATCCTATAAATTCTACTGATAAACTCCAGTATATACTTCATATGGCTCCCAAAATATCATTTGTTGTCGTCGTTGAGCTTTTTGCCTATTTTTTTCTCAAGTTGTATAAAAATGGTTTTGATGAAGTGAAATATTTTCAAAATGAACTTACCAATATTGACTCGAAAGTGTTAGGGATTAAATTTCTTAAGGATGTGAGGAATGAAGAGTTAATGGCGGAGGTCATTAAAAGCCTCATGGCTACAGAACGTAACTTTGTTCTTGAAAAAGGTCAGACAACAGTTTCTCTTGAAAAAGAAAGAATAGGCATGGAGGCTGAGAAGAATCTATCTGACGCGCTGAAGGACGTTCTCAAGTTTAAAAAATAACGTGTCATATATTGATGTTTGATAGTACGCATGGATATGAGTAAGCTTTCATTCCATGCGCGTTAACTTATTAATAAATTTTTTTGTTAAAAATTTAGGTTACCATCTACCTTAATATTAATGTATTTTAATGAGCTATATGAGCTCAAATCGCTAGAGTAACCCAGTCTTTTCCTCGGTCATCATGATAGCCGTCGGTCTGCTGCTGGGACTTATGCCCCAAGAGTTCCTTCGTGTTCACTCCCTGCGCTTTATATAACCTTTCAGCTAAAGATCGTTGCTCATGAAAAGTAGAAGGGGTCTTGCCTTCTTGTAACGGGATCTCTGCTTTATCGCGTGCCTTACTGAAATTCGTTGTCAACGTATTGGATTTGACTTGAGCACCACGCTCTGCTTGAGAGGTAGCTCTGAAAAAATGAACCAGATAGGGGCTGACGGCATAATCCCGGCAGCGTGAAATGATGTCGCGCAGGCTCCAGTTTATGGCGTTAAGGCGAAGCGAAAGTGGGATGGCAATTTTGCTCCCTGTTTTTTCCTGAAGCACATGTAGGTGATCATCCCAGACATCGCTAAATTTCATATTTGAAATATCTCCGAGCCGCTGGCCCGTTACCAGAGCAAGAAGCATCGCATTTCCCATATACTGATGATTGCTGTCTGCAATATCGAATATCTTCTGCCACTCCTCCAGACTCAGGCGCTGGCGGGTAATTTTTCGGCGGGGCTTTTTAGTTGCTGACGCGGGATCGTAACCCGGTGGAACCTCACCCGCATGCTGCGCTTCTTTAAAAATATCAACCAACACTGTCCGAACTACTTGGGCCATTCGCGGCTGACCGGCTGTGACGTACTCATCGAGCAATTGGGCGATATCGCGGACATCCACTGATGGCAGCAACTTCATTCCGACACGCTCTCGCAACAACAAAACCGGCTTGCTTTTCTGTTTGAACGTATTCAGCTTGATATCTCCCGTCGCCAGACGTTCTTCCTGAATTTTCCAGTATCGGTCGAGCCATGTTGATACCGTGATCGCTTTACCTTTGCTGGTGGCAATCCTGTCGCTGATCGCCAGAATTTGCCGGGTCCTCTGTTCTGCTAGGCGCTCGTTTGCTTCCGTGGCGATCGCTACAGCTTCGGCCTCATCAGTGCCTAACGCATGGAATTTGCCAGTGATTGGATGCTTATAACGCCAGTAAACCTTATTCACCTTCCTGCTATAGAGGGGGTAAAGGTTCGGAACAGATACATTGTTTTTACGTGGTCGAGCTGCCATCAGCAAGAATCCTCTGAAGTATTGGCGAGTCAGTCTTTCGGATATTCGGCTTGGCCAATTCGCCTACAAGTTCTGCATCTTCCCTTACACGCCACTTGCGACCCTGTTTCATCGCTGGTGGGGAAAACAGATTTTGTTTAGCGTATCGGCGCAGAGTATTCAAAGCTGGTGGACTGCTTCGGTATTTCTCTGCTGCCCATTCCTCAAGTGTGAGCATTTGCTTCATGGCTTATTCTCCACTTAACCGGCTGCACCCGGTCACTCTTTGAAAATGTATGTCCCACAACCATTGCGGAACCAGTCACAATAACTACCACATTGGTTTACTTTTTTATTTGCGGATCCTCCTCCTGCGGTGCTGCATGTTCAAGTTTCTGCTGCGCTACTGGATTAAGCCAGAGGCATTCAGTACGGACCTTCGTTCCTCTTCCGGCGCTAATCCGTGATGACTTTTCCGTTTTCTGCCAGCCGACCAGCATGTCGTTATACACCTCTGTGTCGTAGCCGCTGATCATCACCATTCCTTTCATCGTTCTGGCTACTGCGAGCAATTGCTCATGCCCTTCTACATTCATTTCGTGGCTGTAATAACGGTTACCCTGCACACGGGTTTCCGGGACATAAGGCGGGTCGATGTAATGCAGTGTTGTTTCGGCATCATGAGCACGCATTACTGCCAGCGCATCTTTATTCTCAATGATGACACCCTGCAGACGCTGGCAAACTGCGGCCAGATTCACTGGATAACGCTCCCACAGATGCGCAGCCGTCGCATATTTTCTCTTGCTGTCGCTACGGAAGCCGGAATTACCACCGATTCCTGCTGCTGAACCAAAGCCCATGCTGGCGCGTACAACCATGCGCCTGGCTCGCTCAATCGGTTCGTCGGTTGCTTCCCGCGCTGCGCAAAATTCATCGCGAGAATACGGGGTGAGCATGCATGCATCCTGCAGGCGCTGGTTCATTTCGACGTCGCGCAACACGCGGAACAGGTTTACCACCTCGCCATCCAGATCGTTATAAACTTCCGCGTAGCTGCGGGGCTTTTGCAGCAGCACACCAGCTGCACCGCCGAACGGTTCAACGTAGCAGACGTGCTCAGGCATCTGAGGGATAATCCAGGCCGCCAGGCGGAATTTTCCGCCGTGATAACGGATTACTGGATGCTTAATGACTGAGCTCATTGGACCGCCTCCTTGCGAAGTTGGTTAGCAACAGCAACCAGTGCATCATGAAGTTCAATCGCACCCGATGAACGCAGTTGTGCATCTTCGTAACTGATATCAAGGCGATCCATAACGCAGTCAGTATCGAGATAGTCCGATGACTTTTCCAGAGCATCAGTAATTGCAGTGGCGCGTACTTTAGCCATGTAAGCATCAGTGGCCGGGGTAGAAGGCATGCCATGACCAGCGCAGGCATAATGACCAGTCCTGACGTTCTCCACATAGCACTCATCGCAGATGTACTTCTTCAGCCCCGCATTCTCCGCAGCCAGCGCATCTCGAAGCTTCGCTGTTTCGCGTTGCGCCACCAGTGCAACATCCAGTCGTGTGGCCAGCTCCCTTACCAGTTCAGCTGATGCTTTCGGCAAATAGCGTGCAGCGTGGTGGGCGGCGTGAATTAACTGAAAATTGGTCAGGCGCATTTGCGGATCCCCATCAGTTCGTTGAACCGTGCCATGAACAGACCGTAGGCCTGGCCGGGGCGGAGCGGGATAACGGTAAACAGATCGGTAGGTGGGATGCCGTCGAGCACTGGCCACACGGTACCGTCGTCAATATCCAGATCCCGGCGTTCGGTACCGAGCATGACCAGGTCGGCATACTTCACCGTGTCGTGCTGGTGGGTCGGTAATCCGAACTTAGCGCGGATCTCGCTATCGACATACGCCTCGATACGCTGGTAATCCGGGAGGAGGCGTTTCAGCGGCGCCGGGATGTCCTGGCAATACGCTTCAGCAGCATCATGCAGCAGCGCTTCAAGCGCGAACTCTGCGGGAACCAGCTGGCTGACCAGCACCGAGTGTTGCGCGACGCTGTAGAACTCCGGCAGGTGGCCGGCAAAGCGGCAGATGTGAGAAAGGGCAGTGGCAATATCCTCGATCACGATATCGTCGTGATGAATATTGAGGTAGTTAATATGCTTCCCGGATAGTGTCTGAATATATGACATTACGTGTTCTCCATTAATACGCGCTGCACCGCGCCTGATTTTTGGTTGAGCGATTTCCTCGCCTGCTGGCGATCGTTAATTTAATTTCGCTTCACTAAATGCCCCTGATGCGGGGCATTTAAGGCAACGTAATTAAGCGCTGAACGAGCCGATAAAAGTTTCCACCTGGCTGTCTTTGAACTTCTCGACCAGCAGATCACGGAACTCTGTGGCCATGTCTTCCTGCTGGGCTTCAAGCTGAACAATACGCGGTACCAGGGTAGGACGATCGCCACCGATGATGCTCAGTCGCAGCTTAAACGGACGCTCCGCCAGCCCCTCGAACGGCACGCAGCGAAACTCGAACGCCACCGGCATGATGTCCTGCGTGCGAGCCTCTACGCTTTCCATCAGAGAGCGCTTGCCGCTAAAGTCCTGATCCTCGTAGTCCGCTTTCTGGATAGACTCGATAGTAATTTTGCGGATCGCTGCTGCAGATTTTTTGGCGTCGATAACCTGGCCGTCAGCATCAAAGCCAGTCAAGTTTTCTGCCCAGTCTTCCAGCCACTCGGCCAGCGCTTTCTGGCTGTGGCGATCACCGTTGACTGAAAGCAGGGAGGCGAATGGGGCAGTCTTTTTCAGCGCCAGGTGAGCGGTGTTGTCTGCATGCCCTGGGCTTTCGACTGTGCCGAGGTTGAAGATGGCTGCGGCGCGCATATCATCAGCGTTGATAAAGCAGCGACTACCTTCAGCAGCGTAGCCAGTGGAATAGCGCGTAAAGTCTTCAATGCTGGCTGTTACCATCTTGCCGCGGAAGCGGTAGCGCTCCAGGCAAAGCGATTCCAGGCTATCAATGCGGACACCCTGCGGAATGACAGCTGCAGGGCAATCCACGCTTTCAAGCTTCTCTTCCATGTAGCGGGAGAGTGTCAGATCGCTAATTTTTTCGATCGCGGTACCGTCTAAAGAGTGAGACATGATTCTTCCTTAAGAAAATGTGAAAGGGTTACTGCTTGGCGCGCAGTTTCGCGTCTGAGTCACCGGCAAGAGTGAACAACTGGCCCTGATCTTCCTGAAGGATGGTCAGCTTACCGCCGCGGTTCACATACATTGGGGTTTCGGTGCTGTCCTCTTCAGAGGATTTGCCGCGCGGGGTAGGGCGTACATAAGCCAGCTTATGCTTGATCATCACGCGCTTCTCTTCGACGGAGTTGCTCATGCGGTCCAGCTCAAAGGTCAACGTAACTTTCCCCTTCTGGCCGTTGTTCAGCACGCCAAAGGCGACTTCACTCAGCGCTACGGCGATCTTGTTCTGGAACACGCCTCCATCCAGTTCGCCCATAAACTCGGGCACATCAGTCAAACGTTCATTACTCATCGGGTATACCCTCTGAAAACAGGCTGCTGACACAGCCGGGTTAGTTTCTCCACACAACACAGAAGATCATCTGCTGGTGGAACAGCCCGTGCGATTGGGTTATGAGCCGTCGCTACGGTGATGCTCTTGTGTGTTGCGTAAAAAAATTGCGGCATCCTCACGGGTAGAGACAGATGCCGCCAAAGACAGCAACGCAGCTATTACAGGTCTTAGGTAGTCAGCGAATCATTCCCATCTTCATACACTAAGTGCGGCTACTGCGTGGGAGTCCTGCCTGTTCGCTTTCTACAATCAAATCTAAAATAACTTAGATTTAAGGTCAAGCAGAAAACCTAAACTAATTTAGATTTTCTGAAGGGAAGGGTATTATTTGCGGCGCATCATGCGGCGGTGTTCAACAACCACCCCAACGACATGAATCTTTTCTTTTGCAGAATTGCGGATAGCGTAGTCTTCATTCAGCGGCACGAGTTCGAAAATTTCTTCGCCAGTTTCACTGATTCCGCGTGCACGGTATTTTTTAAATGTAGCTTCATCACCGCCGTTCTTTGCGACAACGTAATCGCCAGGGCCTGGGTGTAGCTCAGGATCCACAATGATTACATCACCTTCAACAAATTCGGGCTCCATTGACTTTCCTTTGACCTTGAGGGCAAAGGTTGAATGAGAGTGAAACTCTGACGTCAAAATATACTCCACCGTTCCATCGATATTTCTGGCGTCGCACTCAGGTGACCAAGCCCCAGCCTGGACATAACTGATGATGGGAACTTGCTGCGCTGCTACTGGTGCAGGCCCAATGTTAGCCTCATCCTCCCGACCATATAAAAGGAATCCTTCAGTTACACTGAGATATTGAGCAAGTTTCGTCAGCGATTTCCCGCCCGGCACGTTCAGATCTCTTTCCCAGTAGCCAATCGTTACATCAGAAACTCCAAGCGCTTTACCCAATTGGCCCTGAGTAAGCTTTCTCTGTTTCCTTAATTCCTTTAACCGCGTGCCAAGTGTCCCCACGATTCAAACCCTTAGAAATGAAACCTAAGTAATCTTAGTTTTTATTGACCTAAAAAAGATTAGATAATAATATCTAAATATTCTTAGGAGGATAAGATGACCACAACTGAACTTGAGCAGTACTTCGGTTCGCCAAACAAGGCGGCTGAATTTTTTGGGGTATCGCCTGAAGCCTTTTATCAATGGCGGACTCGCCCGGGCCAACTAATTCCTAAAGGCCGTGCAGCAGAGGCGGCTGCACGCACTAAAGGAAAACTCAAATTCGACTCTTCGCTTTACCAGAAGCGTAACGAGAAAGCGGCATAGCAGAAACCACAGATTCAAGGAGTTAACCGTGGGCAATCAACACTGGCAAATCGAAAAGCAGCCCGCGTGGCTGGTGGCGGCAATTAAAAAGACCATATCAAGCCTGCCGGGCGGTTACGCCGAGGCGGCTGAATGGCTGGGCGTGACAGAGGATGCGCTCTTTAACCGTCTACGCACTGGTGGCGATCAGATCTTCCCAATGGGATGGGCGATGGTTCTCCAGCAGGCCAGTGGCACCAAGCACATCGCTGATGCGGTATCGCGCCAGTCGAACAGCGTCAACGTCCCGCTGGTAGATATCGAGGATGTGGATAACGCCGACATCAATCAGCGCCTGATGGAAACCATTGAGTGGATCAGTGAGCACTCCAAGTTCGTCCGCAAGGCAACCGCAGATGGCGTCATTGATCAGGCCGAACGCGAGCAAATCGAAGAGAACAGCTACCAGGTGATGGCGAAGTGGCAAGAGCATTTAACGCTGCTATATCGCGTTTTCTGCGCACCAGAAAAGAGTAACGCCCGCGAGTGTGCAGCTCCGGGCGTCGTGGCGTGTCGTAACAGTGGAGAAACTAACGCATGAACAGTTTAACGGTAAATCACCATCTGCCGCAACTCCGTGGCTTCCCGGTCAATGGGACCCCGTCGTTTCGGTATGAGCGCATGGTATCAGGCCGCTGGGTTGCATGTAACCACAGCCGGGCAATGGCAATCGTGGGGGTATGGCGCCGTAAAGGAGAATCTTTATGCTTGAAATCGACAGGAGATTCAGGGACCACCGCGGCGTCCCGGTTCGGGTTATCCGGTGGGAGCCAGAGACCCGACGCGTCATATACCTGCGAGATGGGTACGAGCATGAATGCTTCAGCCCTCTCGATCAGTTCCAGCGCAAATTTACAGAGTTAAAGGGCGACCATGAGCACTAAATTAAGCAGCTACGTATGGGACGGCTGCGCAGCTTCTGGAATGAAATTGTCCAGCGTGGCGATCATGGCTCGCCTGGCTGATTTCAGCAGCGATGAGGGGGTATGCTGGCCTTCCATCGAGACTATTGCACGGCAACTCGGCGCCGGGCCAAGCACTGTGCGTACGGCGATCGCCAAACTTGAGAAAGATGGCTGGCTTAAGCGTACTCAGCGCCGCCAGGGCAACCGTAACGCATCCAATATCTACCAGCTAAATGTGGCAAAGCTCCGTACGGCGGCATTGTCTCACCTGCCAGATTCTGACACGTCAAATTCTGACGCATCAAAATCTGACCCGTCAAAATTTGAGGCATCAAAATCCGGTAAAAACGTCGGTTTTGACCCGTCAGAATCTGGCGGGGATCCGTCAGTAAAATCAACTACTGATCCATCAGATAAAAAACCTTCTTGTCAGGTTGCTGTGCAACCCGACCCTGCCGTGGTGATCACTGACCAGGCGAAACAGGTTTTATCACACCTGAACCAGACCACCGGATCACGGTACCAGGTCTGCAAATCGTCTCTGGAAAACATTCGCGGCCGTCTGGCTGAAGGGTTTACGCCTGATGAGCTGACGCTGGTGGTTGATTACAGCGTCGAGAAGTGGGGCGACGATCTGAAAATGGCCGAATATCTCCGCCCAACGACCCTGTTCCTGCCCTCCAAATTCCCTGGCTACCTGCAATCGGCGAACAAGTGGAACAAAGCAGGTCGCCCGGAGCGCGAAACGTGGGGCCAGCGCAAGGCGGATCCGATGAAGTTCGGTCCTGTTGATAACAAAATTCCTGAGGGATTCAGAGGGGCATCATCGTGAGCATCGAATCCGAAGTTTTGCAGTTCGCGCTGGACAACCCCGGCTGCAGCACCCGGCAGGTTGCCAACGTTCTGACTCATACCTCGTTTCGCACCATCAGTCGCTGCCTGTTCCGTTTTCACAACGAGGGGAAGCTCAAGCGCGAGGTGCATAACGACACGACGATTGTGTATTACCCCTGCGAAGAGTTCGTCAAAACAGAAGCTGCAACAGCAGCGGCGTCCTACGCAGACACAGTCAGGACCCTCACTAATTTAGAGAATTACGCCATCCAGCTGGAGGAGAAGGGGCTTTACCTGCGCGCAGCCACGGTATGGCTTAACGCTTTCGATCTGTCACCAGCGAATAAGGACCGGGAGCGCTACGTCAAGCGGCGTGCTTCATGCCTGAAACAGGCCAAAAAACGCAGCGTAACAGACGCGTGTTTGCTGGCAGGCCATTACATCGGAGAAGAGCAATGACCAATAAATACTGCCGGGACCTGGCCGAACTGCGCAGCCAGCCGCTGCACGAACTGAAAGAAGTCGGCGATCAGTGGCGTACGCCAGATAACATTTTCTGGGGTATCAACTCCATGTTTGGCCCGTTCGTTCTGGACCTGTTTACCGATGGCGAGAACAGTAAATGCGAAGCGTATTACACCGCTGAGGACAACGCGCTGGCGCAGGACTGGTCCGCCCGGGTGGCAGAACTGAACGGTGCCGCCTTCGCGAACCCACCATACTGCCGCGCCAGCATGCATGAGGATGAGTACATCACCGGGATGCGTTACATCATGCAGCACGCCAGCGCGATGCGTGACAAGGGCGGTCGCTTTGTTTTCCTGATCAAGGCTGCAACCAGCGAGGTGTGGTGGCCGGAAGATGCCGATCACGTTGCTTTCATCCGCGGGCGAATTGGTTTCGATCTGCCGATGTGGTTTGTGCCGAAAAACGAAAAGCAGGTGCCGTCTGGAGCATTCTTCGCTGGCGCAGTCGTCGTATTCGACAAGACCTGGCGCGGCCAGGCGATGAGCTATATCAGCCGTAAGGATCTGGAAGCACGCGGGGATGCCTTCATGTCGCAGATACGCCGTGAAGCTGAGCGTCTGTTTAAGCAGGTTGAACCACAGCAACAGCCGCAAAATATTCCGGAAATTATTCCAGAAGCCGTGGCGCCGGTGGAAGAGGCACCACCAGCAGCTGCTGATCCAGAACTGCCGCTGACCAAGAAAGATATCCTTGAGCAAAGCGGCTTCAACTTCTGGGCGTGTGCCTGCGCGGCGTTCGGCGATAAAGAGGTATACACCTTCTCTGAATCGCGCTTCGCGCATACCTGGGCATCTGATTCAGTTGCCAGCCCTGAATTCATTGTTGTGCCGCTCGAAACCATTGCCCGTGCGGTAGCACTGATAAGAGAAAATGTTGATCAGCAACAGCTGATTAACTGGCTTAACCAGCAAAGCTTCGAGCATGACAACATCCGTAAAGACATGCAGGAGCGTCTGCTAACTCTGGCGCCAGAGATGATCAGCGAATATGGATTGGCGTGCGATGAAGTAACAGCCATCCTCGAGACCATCCCACGGCATCACTGGAACAACATCCGTTCTCTCAGGATCCGATTCCGCATGCTGATGGATGAACGCAAAGCCGGGCAGAAAGAGGGGGAAGCAGCGTGAAACCTCTAAGCACTCGCCAGCAGGAGGTTCTGGACCTGCTGGTTGACTACCAGAAACAGCACGGCTTCCCTCCAACCGTCAGCGAACTTGCCGGGTTAATGGGCTGCAGCTCGCAAAACGCTGCGCGGGACATTTTGCTAACCCTCAAGCGAAAAGGAGCCATCACGATCACCCCGGGTGTTTCCCGCGGGATCACCATTCCAGGCCAGCAATCCGAAGACGAAGCCATTGCGGTAATTCGTGCGCTGCTGATCGGCGATGAAAGCGCGCGCGAACAGGCGCTCATATTTCTGGAGATCCGCGGGGTTGAGCTATGAAACTGACTCTGCCATTCCCGCCGAGCGTCAATGCCTACTGGCGATCCCCAAATAGCGGCCCGTTGAAAGGCCGCACTCTCGTTAGCGCCAAGGGCAGGGAATACCAGAGCGATGCATGCGCTGCGATCATTGAGCAGCTGCGCAAATTACCGAAGCCCAGCAGCGCTCCGGCATCGGTAGAGATCGTTCTTTTCCCGCCAGACGCGCGGCGCCGCGATATCGACAACTACAACAAGGCGCTCTTCGACGCGTTGACCCACGCAGGCATCTGGGAGGATGACAGCCAGATTAAGCGAATGCTGGTGGAGTGGGGGCCAGTAACGCAGAAAGGAAAGGTCGAAATCACGATCAGTAAGTACGAACCGGCGGGTGCAGCCGCCTTATAAGTGGAGAAACGCATGAATCAGTTAATCGTGAATGATGCAGTGACGATGTCCAGCCGGGAAATTGCGGAGCTGGTACAGAGCAAACACAGTGATGTGAAACGTTCAGCGGAGCGTCTGGTTGCTGGTGGAGTTTTAACCGCGCCATTGGCGCAGTTCGATTTTGAGCACAATGGCAACGTTTATCAGGAGTACCGGTTCAACAAACGTGACTCGCTAGTCGTGGTTGCCAGGCTGTCGCCAGAATTTACCGCAGCAGTTGTCGATCGCTGGCAGGAACTGGAGGAGGGACGGAATATCAGCGTGCCCAGATCTTTACCTGAGGCGCTGCGCCTGGCGGCAGATTTGGCCGAGCAAAAAGAGCAGCTGACGCTCCAGCTTGCAGCTGCGGCGCCAAAGGTTGAATTTGTCGATCGCTACTGCAGCGCCAGCGGCTCACTTTCATTCCGCCAGGTGGCGAAGCTGCTTAAAGCCAAAGAAACAGAATTCCGCCTTTTCCTGATCGAGAACGACATCATGTACCGGCTCGGCGGTGCGCTGACGCCGCGGCACCAGCATATCGACGCCGGACGTTTTGAGGTCAAAACGGGGACCTCGACCACTTCTAACCACGCTTTCAGTCAGGCGCGCTTCACGGCTAAAGGGGTGAAGTGGATTGGTGGATTATGGGCAGAACATATCGCTAAAGGGAATGCAGCTTGAGAGCGTTATTGACCCCGGTCGTCGTGAAGGAGTTCGGGATCGTGGCTTTCCGGCCTGGTCCTGAACTCATGCCGCATTTCCATCGAGGGCGCATTCTGCTGGAGAACGAGCCGGAGCGCCTGGCCAACCTGCCAACCGGCGAACTTCCAGCAGCGGGACAGCCGCTGGCAGAGGACCCATTAATGGTGCCTGTCTTTGAGCATGCCGATGTCATTCAGCGGGCTGGTGGCCTGTCATGCCTTGAGGCTTGGCTAATGCGTGAATCTGGCTGCCAATACCGCCACAGCGACTATCACCATCACGAAATGGTCACCATGCGGCATGCACCCGGCGCGCTGCGGTTGTGCTGGGCCTGCGATATCCGTGTGCGCGAGCAATTTACTGCCGAACTGGCGGGCATTGCACGAAAGAACCTGGTAGCCTGGGTATTGTCGGTTGTTCGCGCCGGGCTGGGTTTCGATGATTCCCACCCGGTGACCCTGCCAGAACTGTGCTGGTGGCTGACGATCAATAAGCTGGCCCACGTCATCCCGGAGGCGGTAGCACGCAAGGTCCTGCGTATCCCGGCTGAGAAATTCCAGTCGGTGACGCGTGAGGCTGACATTGTGCCGTCGGTACCGCCCACCAGCATGGTGGAGGAGGCCGTTGAAAAGGTGCTGGTGCTGCAGGTGGATCCAGAGACGCCGGAATCCTACATGCTGAGGCCGAAGCGCCGACGCTGGCAGAACGAGAAGTACACCCGCTGGGTAAAGGCGCAGCCGTGTGCATGTTGCCAGAAACCAGCAGACGACCCCCACCACCTTATCGGCCACGGCATGGGTGGGATGGGTACCAAAGCGCATGATTTGTTCGTGATCCCGCTGTGCAGAGCGCACCACGATGAATTACACGCTGACGCCGTGGCATTTGAAGCGAAATACGGCACGCAGCCGGAGCTGCTGCTGAAAACATTAGACCGGGCGCTGGCTATCGGCGTACTGGCGTAGACGGAGTGGAGAACGCGATGAATCTGGATGGAGTTTTAAAATTTTTTGCACCGAAAGGTATGCACATTTCGGATAGCGTCCGCGCAACAGCGGGCGATCAGTTAACCGTAACCGACATTATGGCAGCGCTGGGCATGACTCAGGCAGATGCCGGGATCGGCCTGGCCATGTATCTGGGGAAGGCAGGCATCAGCCCACAGGATAAAGAAGCCGCGATATCCTGGCTGACCGAGTACGCCAAACAGCATGCGCCGATGGCGGTGCGTAAAGCTGCGGGTAAAAAGTTCCCGCTGTGCATGCGGATCCTCGCCCGCTTCGCCTTCAAAGACTACGCCTCATCAGCAGCTGACAGTCTCGATTGTCCAAAATGCCAGGGCAAAGGCATCATCACCAAAACCAGCGTGATTACCAAAAGCCATTACACCATGCGCCTGCCTCAGTTTGCTAAGGATCTGGGCCAGTCTCCATCTGACTTTGAGGTCTTCCGTCAGGTTAAGGATGTGGACCACCAGCTGTGCGGCAAGTGCAACGGTACTGGCCAACTGAGTAAACGCTGCCAGTGTGGCGGAACGGGGAAAACCCTCGACCGCAAAGAAACTGAGTTTCAGGGCCTACCTGTTTATAAGGAGTGCAAACGGTGCGAGGGAAGAGGGTACAGCAGACCTAAATCCTCAGTGGCGTACCGCGGCGTTCTGGCCGAACTGGACAGTCTTCCCGATCGCACCTGGCGATACAGCTGGAAGCCGTTCTATGAAAGCCTGGTGACGAAATGCTTTCAGGAGGAAAGCAACGCAGACGCGGAACTCAAAAAAGTAACAAGAATGCAAAGTTTGGTCTAAATTTCATATTTTCGCATCACGTTGCTTGCAATGTTGCCGTTTTTGTGTAAATTTGACGTTAACGATGGGCATTGTATGTTCACAGTTAAGAAACCCGCCACTGAGCGGGTTTTTTGTTATCATGCCCCCATAATCAAAAAGGGGGGTATATGGCTTGGCTTGGGGTTCCTTTCAAATTTTTAACCGATAATTCCGAGTCGCTTACTTTGGCAATCAATTCCCTGCCAAACTTGGTTCTGAAAAGCGACCCAGACTACACATCCGCAATCATTACAGGGGTGGTTTCGTTAGTGGCTGGTATAATCCCTGCCGGCATCGCAATCTTCACTTTTCTGCGAAATTCTAAAATAATTAAACAGGAAAGAGTTGAGCAGCAAGCTTTTTTAAAGGCTGAAAGAGAAGAGCAACAGCAGTTCTTAAAAGAGGAACGCGCGGCTCATGCAGCATCCATGGAGGCTGATCGGATTACACAAGAATTAATTGCTAAGAGAAACTTCGATATGCAAGTTCTCTCTGCAAACAGGCAAGCTTGGATTAATAAACTTAGAGAGCTTTTAGCAGAATATATGGCTCATGCTCCTGATTGCCTTACAATGCAATTTGAGTTTATTAATAGTAAAATTCACTTTCAATCGGTTTCTAAGAAAAAACAACAGATTGATAATATTGGTGGGCATAATGAAGCGCTAAACGCGTCTTTTATTTCGGCTTCCGAAAGGTTAAGCAAATCAATAAAAAATCTCAATGACCACAGAGTCAAAGAAAAGCTTCTCACTGGCCAAATAAAATTGATGCTGAATCCTGAAGAAAAATGGTATGGCACTCTTTCTGAGATATTCTTCAATGTATCAATGGCTTGGAATAGCCTGGATGTTTTAGAGGATGAAGTGTATTTATCAAAGATCGCAGAAGTGCGTCATCAAATTGATGCCTGTTTGGACTGTTCGCAAGAGTTGCTCAAATACGAATGGAATAGAGTTAAAAAAGGTGAGTGAGTAGAGAACTCGACCAGCACTTTCTTCTAAAGCTACTAATCAGAAGGCTGCCATTAGGCGGCCTTTTCTCTATCAGGCTCCCGGACCCCCATCACTCGTCTTGTCGTTAATTCATCCGGAGAGCCTGATCCTTTCAACACAACACCCGCGAACAGCGAGGTGAGAGAAATGTCCCGTATGAGCAAACTTGTCACCGGAGTCGCCCTCGGCACCTCAGGAGGAACCATCCTGAACGGCGTCCTCACAAAACTGAGTCCTGACGAATGGAGCGCCATCGGCGTACTGGCAGGTATTGCCGGGATAATCGTTACCGGACTCATTAACTGGTATTTCAAACGCAAGGTCGCCAATGCGCAGGTTAAGGCGCTGGAGAAATACGGCCCGGCGGTGAAAGTTGGAGAAGACTGATATGCCAATGACCAGCAGCCTTCGCAATAAACTTTTCGCCGCAGCTGGTGGCGGTGCAATGCTGATCGCCTCGCTGTTTCTCGGTGGACAGGATGGTGTCGAAGGGCGGAAATACGAAGCATATAAAGACGTCGCCGGGGTGTGGACTGTGTGCGACGGCCATACTGGGCGGGATATCGTCACGGGTAAGACTTATACCGATCGCGAGTGTGACCAGCTGCTCTGGAAAGACCTCCAGCCAGCAAAGCGCACGGTAGACAATCTGGTCAGGGTGCCGCTGGGCGAGTATCAGCGCGCCGCGCTTTACAGCTTTGTCTTTAACGTTGGTTCTGACGCGTTCTCGAAGTCTACGCTGCTGCGCAAACTGAACAAAGGTGATCACGACGGGGCGTGCGAAGAAATGCGCCGTTGGGTTTACGCTGGTGGCATGAAATGGAAAGGCCTCCAGAACCGGCGAAAAATGGAGCGATCGATGTGCCTGGCGGAGAGCAAACATGACCTTTAACCTTCGAACGATTCTGCTGATTACTCTCGCAGCCGTTCTGCTGGCAGGTGGCTATGGCGAGCTACGTTACCGGAATGGCTGGTACGCCCATGCCGACAATATCAACGTGCTGGCTGCTGATAAGCGGGCCAAAGCAGAAAAGGCTATTCAGCCTGTCGAACTGAAGGCCGCTCAGGCCAGAGACGAAGGCCGGGTAATCTACCGAACCATAACCCGTGACGTGGTGAAATATGTCCAGGATCCAAATCGTACCGTTTGTGATTTTGACGATGAGTCTGTCCGGCTGCGCCAACGTGCCATCGACGCTGCCAACTCCATCAGCGGATTTGATGCGGGAGCCATGCAAGGCAAGTGATGCTGGTGCTGACAGCGATGCTGATCTGCAAGCTGACATCGAGACGGCAGAGTGCTTGCGACAGCTGCGCCTCGATAAGTACCGCTGGCAGGCATGGTATAACGCAGTGAAATGACAACCCGGTCTCGCAAATGCGGGGGCATTTTACTAACTGAGGAAACCACATGTCCGTTCGCGCTAAATTTTGCGGCTACTTCATTCAGAAAACATTAAGAGAGGGCGCATAGCGCCCTCTCTATACTTCTCATCCAACTATTAGAGCTTAGGGTTGAAGGATGAATATAGTTTTGATTCTTCGGTTAATCCAAGCTCGTTAAGCTCAGTAATGATTTGATCTCGATGCTCCTCTGGTAGTTTTGCAAGAAGAATACCAATCACGCACTTCATACGAGACAACTCATTGTTTACTTCATCGAAATTACGAGCATTAGTGCTAATAGTTAAATTCAGATTAAAGCTTGGCATAGTCATCCTTTCCAGAGGTAATCAGCCTTCCCTCTATTGATTGGTTCGCCAGTGTCCCACCACTAACGGGCTGAACTACCAGCATAAACGCTGAGAATAATCCTTTCAATGTATGTGACTAATTCGGATCGAGGGATCATGCCGCCACGCACACCAAAGGCCTGTCGCGTTCGCGGCTGCCGCTCAACAACTACTGAACCATCTGGCTACTGCGAAGCACACAAGGGTGAAGGCTGGAAGCGATATAAACCTGGACAGAATAGGCACCAGCGCGGGTATGGCACTAAGTGGGTGATTATCCGTGAGAGGATCCTCAAGCGTGACAAAGGTCTGTGTCAGGACCACCTGAGGCAAGGCGTTGCTAAGCCGGCCTCATGTGTTGACCACATCATTCCGAAGGCGCAGGGCGGCACTGACGCCGACTCCAACCTTCAAAGCCTGTGCTGGTCATGCCACGCCCGCAAGACGGCGCGTGATAGGCTCAAGTGAGAACAACTCTCATTTGTATCAGTCAGGGGGAGGGGGTGGTCAAATCCCTGCGGCCGGACGTCTTCCGGACTGCCCGCCTCCTCGTTTTTTTATACCCGCGAAAAATCAAATTTAACCAGGAGTGTCGCTTATGGCTGGAACGGCGGGGCGTTCCGGGCGCCGCCCAAAGCCAACGGCGCGCAAGGAGCTTGCCGGGAACCCCGGTAAGCGAGCCCTGAATAAAGAAGAGCCGGTGTTCACCCCGATCAAGGGCGTGGCACCGCCGGACTGGTTTGAAGAAGAGAATCTGCCGCTTGCGGCGATCATGTGGGAACTGACCACAAAAGAGTTATGCGGCCAGGGCCTGATCTGCGTTACCGATCTCGCCGTGCTCGAGCGCTGGTGTGTCGCTTATGAGTTCTGGCGCCGGGCGGTAAAGAATATCGCTGTGGAAGGTCTGTCCATAACGGGCGCAATGGGCGGCAAGATTAAGAACCCTGAGCTGACCGCGAAGAAAGAGCAGGAATCGGAGATGAGCTCTACCGGTTCAATGCTGGGCCTCGACCCCAGCAGTCGCCAGCGTCTGGTCGGGCTCGCCGGCCAGAAGAAAACCTCCAACCCTTTCCTGAAGATGATTAACGCATGAGCCGCAAATCGTACCCCAACGTTAACGCCGCGAATCAGTACGCCCGCAACGTTGTGCGGGGGAAGATCCCGGCGTGCCAGTATGTCATCCAGGCCTGCCAGCGCCATATCGACGATATGACTCAGGAGAAGAGCCGTAAATTCCGGTACCGCTTTGACAAAGACATGGCGGAGAAGGCCGCGAAGTTTATTCAGCTGTTGCCACATACAAAGGGAGAGTGGGCATTCAAGAGGATGCCGATCACCCTGGAGCCCTGGCAACTTTTCATCGTCTGCTGCGCCTTTGGCTGGGTGCAGAAGGGGACGAGGCTTCGCCGTTTCCGTGAGGTCTACACAGAGATCCCCCGCAAGAACGGCAAGTCGGCCATCTCTGCTGGCGTGGCGCTGTACTGTTTCACCTGTGATAACGAGTTTGGTGCCGAGGTCTACTCTGGCGCCACGACGGAAAAGCAGGCGTGGGAGGTATTCCGGCCCGCGCGCCTGATGTGCAAGCGCACCCCGCTGCTGGTGGAGGCGTTCGGCATTGAGGTCAATGCATCAAACCTGAACCGGCCGGAAGACGGCGCCCGCTTCGAACCGCTGATTGGTAACCCCGGTGACGGATCCTCGCCGCACTGCGCGATAGTCGACGAATATCACGAACACCCGACCGACGCGCTGTACACCACGATGCTGACGGGTATGGGCGCGCGACGACAGCCGCTGATGTGGGCTATCACTACCGCGGGCTACAACATCGAGGGGCCGTGCTACGACAAACGGCGTGAAGTGATTGAGATGCTGAACGGCTCGGTGCCAAACGAGGAGCTGTTCGGCGTGATTTATACGGTCGATGAAGGCGACGACTGGACCGATCCGAAGGTGCTGGAGAAGGCAAACCCGAACATAGGGGTGTCGGTCTACCGCGATTTCCTGCTGAGTCAGCAACAGCGTGCCGTGAACAACGCCCGGCAGGCAGGGGTGTTTAAAACCAAGCACCTCAATATCTGGGTTGCTGCCCGGGCCGCCTTCTTCAACCTTGTGTCCTGGCAGAACTGCGAAGACAAGACGCTTACCCTGGAGAAGTTCGAGGGGCAACCCTGCGTGCTGGCGTTCGACCTGGCGCGCAAACTCGATATGAACAGTATGCCGCGGCTGTTTACCCGGGAGATTGACGGGAAAACGCATTATTACTGCGTGGCGCCGCGGTTTTGGGTGCCGTATGACACGGTTTACAGCGTCGAAAAGAACGAAGATCGCCGCACTGCTGAACGTTTTCAGAAATGGGTAGAGATGGGGTTACTGACGGTAACTGACGGGGCAGAGGTGGATTATCGCTACATCCTTGAAGAAGCTAAGGCGGCGAATAAGCTGAACCCGGTCAGTGAGTCACCGATTGACCCGTTTGGCGCCACCGGCCTTTCCCACGATCTGGCCGATGAAGGGCTGAACCCCGTCACTATCATCCAGAACTACACCAATATGTCTGACCCGATGAAGGAGCTGGAAGCCGCCATTGAGTCGGGGCGCTTTCATCACGACGGCAACCCGATCATGAGCTGGTGTATCAGTAATGTCGTCGGAAAGTATTTGCCTGGCAACGACGATGTGGTTAAGCCCATCAAAGAGCAGAACGAAAACAAAATCGATGGCGCGGTTGCGCTGATTATGGCGATCGGGCGGGCAATGCTCAAAGAGCCTGGTGATTTCCTTTCATCTCTCGATCCAGACGAAGAGTTCTTAATTCTATGAAATCACTTATCACCGATGTAATCGGGCTGGCCGGTTACGGTCTGCTCACGTCCGGATTTTACCTGCAGTTCGGGTTGGCTCCGGGACTGATGTTCTCCGGCGGTCTCCTGCTGGCGGCGGCACTGGTTATGGCCAGAAGGGGGAAGCGTGCTGCTTGATTCTCTGTTCAGAAGTGAATCGCTCGAAAATCCCGGTACGCCAATAACCGGTGATGTAGTTGATACAGATGGGCTTTTCAGGGCGGATGTGTACGTAAGCCCTGAAACAGCGATGAAGCTGGCGGCGGTGTATGCCTGCATCTACGTCCTGTCTTCAAACCTTGCGCAGATGCCGCTGCACGTCATGCGAAAGCACAACGGCAGGGTCGAACCGGCGCGGGATCACCCGGCGTTTTACCTCGTTCACGATGAGCCGAACACCTGGCAGACAAGCTATAAATGGCGCGAGCTGAAGCAACGCCACATCCTCGGCTGGGGTAACGGATACACCCGGGTTATGCGCAGCCGCCGCGGTGAAGTCACCTCCCTGGAGTGCTGCATGCCCTGGGAAACGGCCCTGATTAATACCGGAGGACGCTACACCTACGGGCTCTATAACGAAGAGGGGAACTTCGCCATCAGCCCGGACGACATGATCCACATCCGGGCGCTGGGGAATAACCACAAAATGGGGCTCAGCCCAGTGATGCAGCACGCCGAAACGATCGGTATGGGGATGAGCGGACAGAAGTACACGGAAAGCTTCTTCAGCGGCAATGCTCGACCGGCCGGGATCGTGTCGGTTAAAAGTGCGCTCAACAAAGACAGCTGGGGCTGGCTTAAAGAACAGTGGCAGAAGGCGTCGCAGGCGTTACGCAGTCAGGAAAATAAAACCATGCTCTTGCCTGCGGATCTGGATTACAAGGCACTAACCGTGTCGCCGATAGACGCCCAGATCATCGACATGTCAAAGCTCAACCGCTCAATGATTGCCGGGATCTTCAACGTGCCGGCGCACATGATTAACGACCTGGAAAAAGCCACCTTCAGCAACATCACGCAGCAGGCCATTCAGTTTGTTCGCTATTCGATGATGCCCTGGGTGACGAACTGGGAGCAGGAGCTTAACCGTCGCCTGTTCACCCGCGCCGAACTAGCTGCCGGGTATTACGTCCGGTTTAACCTCACGGGCCTGTTACGTGGCACCCCTGAGGAGCGCGCGCAGTTCTATCACTTTGCGATCACCGACGGCTGGATGAGCCGCAACGAAGCCCGCGCTTTCGAGGACATGAACCCGGTCGATGGCCTGGATGAAATGCTCGTCAGCGTTAACGCCGCCAATCCGGCGGACGATTTCAAAACCACCAAAACCGAAAAGGAAAAAACCGATGAGTGATCGCGAGACTCGCTGTTACAGCGGTGAGGTCCGTGCCGAACAGCAGGGGGAACACCCCACGCGCATTATCGGTTACGGATCGGTGTTTAACAGCCGCTCCGAACCGCTCTGGGGATTCCGCGAGATTATTAAACCCGGCGCTTTCGATGACGTGCTGGGCGACGATATCCGTGGGCTGTTTAACCATGACCCGAACTTTATCCTCGGGCGCAGCGCTTCCGGCACGTTGAGCGTCAGCGTAGATGATAAGGGACTTCGTTACGACATCGCGGCCCCTGACACCCAGACCATCCGCGATCTTGTGCTGGCACCGATGATGCGCGGCGATATCACCCAGTCTTCCTTCGCATTCCGTATCGCCCATGACGGCGAGCACTGGTACCAGGACGATGAGGGGATTGTCATTCGCGAAATTAACCGTTTTTCACGCCTCTTTGATGTCAGTCCGGTGACGTACCCGGCATATCAGGAGGCTGATTCCGGCATCCGATCCATGAAAGCCTGGCAGGAGGCGCGCGACAGCGGCGCGCTGGCGCAAGCCATTAACCAACGAATGGCGCGCGAGCGCCTGCTGACCCTTCTTAACGCGTAAGGAAAAAACATGAAATTGCACGAACTGAAGCAGAAACGTAACACCATCGCCACCGACATGCGTGCGCTGCACGACAAGATTGGCGATGCCACATGGACTGATGAACAGCGTACCCAGTGGAACGCTTCAAAATCCGAACTGGACTCGCTCGATGAGCGTATTGCCCGTGAAGAAGAGCTGCGCCGTCAAGATGAGGCTTTTGTCAATGATCAGGAACCTGAACAGCGCCAGCGCCAGGAAAATCCAGAATTGCAGGCTGAAGGACGCCGAGCTGCAGCATTTGATCGCTTCCTGCGCCATGGCTTCAGCGAGCTGACTGCTGAAGAACGCCAGGCAGTAAAAGAACTCCGCGCCCAGGGAACCTCACCTGATGCAAAAGGTGGTTACACGGTTCCGACGCAGATGCTGAATAAGATTGTTGATTCGATGAAAGCCTATGGCGGCATCGCCAGCGTGGCGCAGATCCTCACGACCTCCACCGGTCAGGATATTACCTGGTCTACGTCGGACGGTACCTCGGAAGAAGGTGAACTCCTGGGTGAAAACACAGAAGCATCGGAAGAAGATGTGACTTTTGGCTCCGCTGTTCTGGGTGCCAAAAAGCTGTCTTCCAAAATCATCCGTGTTTCGAACGAACTGCTACAGGATAGCGGCGTCGATATTGAAGCGTATCTGGCTAAACGTATTGGACAGCGCATTGGCCGGGGTGAGGCTAAATACCTTGTTCAGGGTACCGGTGCTGGTACGCCGGTACAGCCTAAAGGTCTGATCGCCTCCGTTACAGGCACCGTAAACACCACTGCTGCAGGTGCATTTACCTGGAAAGAAATGAACGCGCTTAAGCATTCTATCGATCCTGCGTATCGCGGCGGGCCTAAATTCCGCTGGGCATTCAACGATTCAACCCTGCAAGTCATTGAGGAAATGGTTGATGGACAGAATCGTCCTCTGTGGTTACCTGATATTGCCGGTGGCACTCCGGCTACCATTCTGAACATTCCTTACGTTATCGATCAGGCCATTGATAGCATCGCTGCGGGTAAAAAGTTCGCTTTCCTCGGCGACTTCGACCGCTTCATTGTGCGCCGCGTTACCTATATGACACTTAAGCGACTGGTTGAACGTTATGCGGAATATGACCAGACCGCATTCCTGGCCTTCCACCGCTTCGATTGTGTGCTGGAAGATACCGCCGCCATTAAGGCGCTGGTGGGTAAACCGGCTACGCCGTAATTATTCATCCTGATTTAAATGATGCCGCGTAAGCGGTTTTTTTGTGCCCGTCATCTGGCGGGCATGGAGATTTATATGCTGCTCAAACTGAGTGAAATTAAGCTCCAGCTGCGGCTGGAGGACGATTACACCGAAGAGGATGAGTTGCTGACGGTGATAGGGAGTGCGGTTCAGGCCAGAACGGTGAGCTTTCTTAATCGGACTCTGTATGCAACAGATGCTGGCGTCCCGGATACCGATCCTGACGGGCTGGTTATGACGGACGATATCCGGCTGGGGATGCTGCTGCTGGCCACCCACTTTTACGAAAACCGCTCATCTGTTTCAGAAGTCGAAAAAACAGAGATGCCGCAGTCATTCACCTGGCTTGTCGGCCCCTACCGGTTCATACCGCTATGAAACTTCGCCAGGCGCAAACCAGCGCGACCTACCTGCTGCCCGATCCGGGTGAGCTGGATAAGCGGGTGCTGCTTCGTAAGCGGGTAGATGTGCCCGCAGCAGATCTCGGTACCCGTCCTGATTACCCCGAGTCTTACCCGGTCTGGGCGAAAGTGGTGCAGACCAGCGCAACCACTTATCAGGAAACGGCCCAGACCGAAAACGTGATCACGCACTACATCACCGTTCGCTGGCGCCGCGGGATCACCAGTGACTTTGAAGTGGTGCAGGGTGATCAGGTCTACCGCGTCAGGCGTGCCCGCGATCTGAACAGTAAGCGGCGTTACCTGCTGCTTGAGTGTACCGAGCTGGGCAATGAGCCTGTGACAACCGGAGGGAATAACAATGGCGACTCCCTTTTTTCACGTTGACTTTCAGCAACCCAAAGAGATGCGTTTCAACCGGGCGCGCGTCCGCCGGGCCTTCGTCCATATCGGGCAGCGCCACATGCGGGACGCTCGCCGCCTGGTGATGAAACGGGGACGGTCTGAGCCTGGCGAAAACCCCGGGTACCAGAGCGGCCGAATGGCAAAATCCATCGGATATATGGTGCCAAGGGCCAGCGGGAACCGGCCGGGATTTATGACACGTATCGCGCCTAACCAGCGAAACGGGCAGGGCAACCGGCTCATAACCGGCGACTTCTACCCGGCATTTCTGTTCTACGGTGTGCGGGGCGGCGCAAAACGTCGGCGCGGCCACCATCGGGGTGCATCCGGGGGTAATGGCTGGCGGCTGGCACCACGTAACAACTTCATGGTCGAAACGCTCCAGAGAAACAGCCCCTGGACGCGCTACTACCTGGCGCGCGAGCTGCGCCTCTCACTCAAGCCGGAGAAACGCCGCTGATGAAACTGACGCCAGTTATTGCCAGCCTGCGCGCCCGCTGCCCTTTATTTCAGAACCGGGTGGCGGGTGCCGCACAATTCAAGGATCTGCCGGAGGTCGGCAAGATGTTGCTGCCCGCGGCGTATGTGGTACCTGGCGATGATTCCCCGGGCGAACAAAAAAGCCAGACAGATTACTGGCAGACGCTGCGCGAGGGTTTCTCTGTAATCGTGTTCGTCAGTAACAGCCGTGACGAACGTGGCCAGTTTGCTTCCTTCGATGTGGTGCATGAAGTTCGCCAGGCACTCTTTAAAGCGCTGCTGGGGTGGAACCCGGAAGAATACGGCAACCCCATCACTTATGACGGCGGCACGCTGCTGGATGTGAACCGGCACGAGCTGAGTTATCAGTTCGACTTCGTCGTTGAGTCTGAGCTGACAGAAGACGACACCCGGCAGCAGGACGATCTGAACGCGCTGGATGAGTTCAAAACCCTTTCCATCGATGTCGATTTTATCGATCCGGGCCACGGGCCAGACGGTGAAATCGAACACCACATTGAAATCAACCTTCCCACCTGAGGAAAACCATGTTTGTAAAACCCAAAAAAGGGCGGTCAGTCCATGACCCGCTCCGAGGCGACTTTTTGCCTGAGGAAGGGCGAAACGTTGAAGAGAGCCAGTACTGGTACCGTCGGGAAATCGACGGGGATATTGCAATTGTTCAGCCGGAAAAAGGCGGCGAACCGGAAAATAAGGCGAGCACTAAATGACAGTATCGATGAACACCATCCCGTCTGATCTCCGCGTTCCGCTGTTTTATGCGGAGATGGACAACAGCGCGGCGAATACAGCCCAGACCAGCGCACCTTCGCTTCTAATCGGCCATGCTAACGCGGGTGCCAGCATCGCCACCAACCAGCTGGTTTTCATGCCGACAGCCGATTACGCGGTTCGGGTTGCTGGCGCTGGCAGCCAGCTGGCGCGCATGGTCGAGGCGTACCGTAAAACCGACCCCTTCGGCGAAATCTGGGTTATCGCTGTGCCGGAACCGACCGGCACGGCAGCGACGGTCACCCTTACGGTAACAGGCTCTGCCCTCGCTGCTGGCGTGGTATCGCTTTATATCGGTAACCGCCGCATTCAGGCGGCCGTCAGTGCAAGTGATGCAGTGGCCGCAATTGCCACATCCATTGCCAGCGCCATTACTGCCGACGGGCGCACGCCATACACTGCTGCTGCTGCCGCAGGTGTGGTGACGCTGACGGCGCGCCATAAGGGCACCTGGGCAAACGACATCCCGGTAACGCTGAATTACTACGGGTTCAGCGGCGGCGAATCCCTGCCATCTGGCGTGAATATTGCGATCGCAACTGGTGCTTCAGGTACCGGCGCGCCAGCGCTGAGCGGAACGATCGCGGCGATGGGGGATGAGCCCTTCGATTATATCGGCCATCCGTTTAGCGACACGGCGTCAGTTAACACCATCAGCCAGGAAATGAATGATACCAGCGGGCGCTGGAGCTGGTTACGCCAGATTTACGGCCACGTCTACACCGCCAAAATTGCTGTCGTGAGCGATCTGATTACCGTGGGGGATATGTTCAATGATCCGCACCTGACGATCGCCGGGTACGAAAAAACGGTGCAGTCCTGTGCTGACGAGCTGGCGGCCAGCCGCACCGCCCGCGCCGCAGTATTCCTGCGTATCGACCCGGCCCGCCCGACGCAGACCGGCGAACTGGTGGGCATGCTGCCACCTCCGAGCGGTAAGCGCTTCATCAAGACTGAGCAGCAATCCCTGTTAACGCACGGGATCGCGACGGCCTACACCGAAGGTGGCGTGCTGCGCATTCAGCGTGACATCACTACCTATAAGAAAAACGCTTACGGCGTCGCCGATAACAGCTACCTGGACAGTGAAACGCTGCATACCAGCGCATACGTCTTGCGGCGCCTGAAGACGGTGATCACCAGTAAGTACGGGCGCCATAAGCTGGCGAACGACGGAACCCGCTTCGGCCCCGGCCAGGCGATTGTCACTCCGGCGGTAATCAAAGGGGAACTGCTGTCGACGTACCGACAGATGGAGCGCGAGGGGATCGTCGAAAACTACGATCTGTTTAAAGCGCACCTGATTGTTGAGCGCGATGCAAATGACCCGGCCCGCATCAACGTGCTGTACCCACCTGATTACGTTAATCAGTTGCGAGTGTTCGCGCTGCTTAACCAGTTCCGTCTTCAGTATGCAGAGGAGAGCGCATAATGGCGCGCATTGCTGGTACCTGTTATATCAAAGTCGACGGCCTCCAGCTGTCGCCAACCGGGGGCATTGAGGTCCCCATGAACCTTAAGGTGCGTGATGACATCGTCGATCTTAGTGGAGGAGTAGACTTTAAAGAAACCCACCGGGCGCCATACGTCAAATTCACCGGGAAGGTCCCCAAAAATTTTCCGGTCGACAAAATCACTGAATCGACCGAAATGACGATCACCGCTGAGTTGGCCAACGATCAGGTCTATGTGCTGTCGCAAGCCTGGCTCCACGGCGAAGCCAACCATAACCCTGAAGAAGGCACAGTGGATCTTGAATTCCATGGAACAGATGGAGGTTACCAGTAATGCAAGAGATGGTGCTGAATCAACCGGTAAACGCTCATGGTGAGACCATCAGCGTGCTTGAGTTTAAAGAGCCAACCGGCAAAGACGTGCGCGAGCTGGGTTATCCGTATCAGATGAACCAGGACGAATCCATCAAGCTGCAGGCGCATATTATTGCGAAGTATATCGTCAGGCTGGCCAGCGTACCATTGAGTACGGTTGACCAGATGTCGCCGGGTGATCTTAATACGGCAGGCTGGCTGGTGGCGGGTTTTTTCCTCCAGGCCTGACGGCAGAATATCTCACTGATCGCTATTTTGACTGCGCCAGCTACTGGTGCATTAACCCTTTTGAACTGCTGGACAAACCACTCAGTGAAATACCTTTATTGGTAAGTCAGGCAAACAGAATTGAGCAGGAGAAGCAGCGCAATGGCTGAGTTTGAACTTAAGGCGCTGATCACCGGTGTCGACAAGCTATCACCTGCGCTGTCGCGAATGCAGAAAAATATTCGTGGCTTCAGGCGGCAGGCAGAGGAAGCATCAAAAGGTGGGCTCGCACTTGGGGGAGGTCTGGCCGCCGGGCTGACCTTATCGATGAAAGCATACGCGGATCAGGAGAACGCGGCCACTGGTTTGAAAGTCGCCATGATGCAGGACAATGGCGAAGTTGGCGGTAGCTTTGAAAAAATTAATAAGCTTGCAGTAGGCTTGGGTAATCAGTTGCCGGGAACAACCGCTGACTTTCAGAACATGATGCAAATGCTGGTGCGTCAGGGTATTCCGGCAGAAAACATTCTCGGCGGGGTCGGGAAAGCGGCGGCTTATCTGGCTGTGCAGTTGAAGAAGACACCCGAAGCAGCGGCTGAATTTGCAGCTAAAATGCAGGATGCCACAGGGACTGCTTCAGATGACATGATGGGGCTGTTCGATACTATTCAGAAAGCGTTTTATCTTGGTGTTGACGACACCAACATGTTGTCGTTCTTCACCAAAACCAGTTCCGTTCTGAAGATGATTAATCGGGACGGGCTTAAGGCCGCCCAGGGTCTTGCGCCAATCAGCGTAATGATGGATCAGATGGGGATGCAGGGCGAGTCGGCGGGTAACGCGCTTCGAAAAGTCATTCAGTCAGGCCTCAATATAAAGAACGTTAAGGGCGTTAACAAAGTGCTGGCGAGCCAGAAACTTGGCATCAATCTCGATTTTACCAACGGGAAGGGCAGCTTTGGTGGGCTCGACAATTTGTTTGCGCAGTTGAGCAAGCTTCGCAAATTGACCGACGTTAAACGTACCGGTGTTCTGAAAGCTCTATTTGGTGATGATGCTGAAACACTGCAGGTCGTGAATGCCCTGATCGATAAAGGCAAAGATGGCTATGACCAGATTCAGCAAAAAATGAATCGGCAGGCCAGCCTGAATAATCGAGTCCAGGCCCAACTGGGAACCCTGACCAACCTCTGGGAGGCAATGACAGGTACAGCTACTAATGGCCTTGCAGCCATTGGAGGAGCCTTCTCCGGAGATATGAAGCAAATCGTAACTTGGCTCGGTGACCTCGGCGAAAAGTTTTCGAACTTTGCAGAGAGTAACCCTAGGGTTATCAGAGGAGTAGTAGGCCTCGTTGCAGGGCTTGCTGCATTAAAGCTGGGATTTATGGGGGTTAATTTCGCGCTTGGTTTGGTCAGCAAAACTATTTCTCTTTCACCCTGGGGAATTGTATTCAGGCTCATTGCGATGGCAGCCGGAGTCATCATTGCTAACTGGAGTACTATTGGCCCCTGGTTTAAAGATGTGTGGGAAAAAATTGGCTCCTATTTTGACCTGGGCTGGCAGCTGATTAAAACAGCATTCAGCTGGACACCTTTAGGGATGGTGATCAGCAACTGGGGGCCAGTTGTTAAATGGTTCCAGGATATGTGGGAGAAATTAAAGCCCATAATTGAGTGGTTCAGTGATGGGGCCAGTGACACAGTGGCTGCTGCCAATGCCGCGCAGTGGGGGGCCGGTGGTTACGGCGCTTATGGTACGGGGGTGGCAAGTTCAGGCTATAACCCATATCAGATTAAGCAGGGACCTTCTGCTCAGCCTCAGGGAACGGTAACAGTACAGTTTGAAAATGCTCCTCCGGGAATGAAGGTGACGGAATCACGCTCATCTGGCATTGATGTAAACCACGATGTCGGTTACACCCGTATTGGCAGAACTGGTATGGGCGGGTAACCGCTACTTCTCCAACCCGCTTAGGCGGGTTTTTTTATGTCCGGAGTATTTATGGCGTGGAAAGATCGGCTCGTGGACGCCTCGTTTCGCGGCGTCCCGTTCAAAGTTGAGGATGAAGACTCCACCGGCGGGCGCCGGGTTGAAACCCACGAATACCCCAATCGTGACAAACCGTATACAGAAGACCTCGGTAAGGCCACCTTCCGGGCGTCCATTACAGCTTATGTGGTCGGGGATGACTGTTTCGAACAGCGCGATGCGCTGAAGGAGGCGCTGAATAAACCGGGTCCCGGCACGCTGATTCATCCAACTTTTGGTGAACTCAGCGTTTGTGTTGATGGTGAGATCAGGGTCAGCACAAGAAAGGAAGAGGGCCGCGTGGTCCGCTTTGACCTCCGGTTCGTTGAGGCCGGTGAACTGGCTTACCCGACATCAGGTGCGGCAACTGCCCAGATACTCGGGTCCTCATGCTCCGTGTTGGACAGCTGTATCAGTGATGCGTTCGACGGGTTTGGCATGGATGGCATGGCTGATTTTGTGCAGCAGGACGTTATTGGCGAGGCCAGCGGAATGGTTGGCTACGTCTCAGACGCCATGAAGATGATTGACGATGGCGTGTCTGCTGGAGCTCGTCTTCTCCAGGGTGATATTTCGGTGCTGCTGCCTCCTCCGTCATCAGGGAAGGGCTTTATTGAGTCGCTGCAAAAAATGTGGCGAACGGGCAACCGGCTGTATGGCAACTCTGCCGATCTGATCACGATGGCAAAAGCTCTTTCGGGTATCAGCCTTGGAAAAGACCTGGCGCCCAGGGGAGTGTGGAAAACCGACAGCCAGAGCACCAGATCCAAAACAGAGCAGCGAAACTATGTTGCGAGCGCGATCCGTACTACAGCCTTAAGCGAGGCGGTTTACACAGTAACGAAACTACCCGCTCCGTCTGCTGTTACATCTGCCGGCTCCTCCGGTCAAAGTGCTGCGATAGTAGCGAATGTCTCTCACCCGGCGCTGAGCAACGCGCCAACAAACACCGTCACTCCTGATGCTCCGTCGTGGGATGAACTCACTGTAGTTCGCGACACCCTGAACCAGGCAATCGTGAAAGAGATGGAGCGGACGACTGACGATCGTGTTTTCACTGCACTGCGCCGTCTAAAGGCAGATCTGAATGCCGACCTGACGCAACGTCTCAGGCAGACAGACAGAACCGTAACGGTACTGCCCGTGGGAATAGAGCCTGCCGTCGTTCTGGCGGCGCGTATCTACGACGACGCCAGCCGCGCCGGTGAAATTGTCCAGCGCAACGGTATTGCGCACCCCGGATTCGTACCCTTGCAGCCGCTTAAATTGTCGACGCGCCAGCTGGCGTGGCGGGTAAACCAACAAGTTGATCAGGACCAGCTTTATACGGCAAGGACCAGCGACTGGTTGAGATGGGCGATCGCGGTAGAGAAAGCCTGTTTATTAGGATTTTAGGAGTCAGCATGTCCCAGTTTACTGAAGCCGATTCATCGGTTAACCGCCTGAATGCGGCCGTTACGGCATTTGAAAAAGTATTGACTCAGCCGGAAGGAACGGTGGTCGAAATGCCCATAGGCGCGGCACAGCCGAGCCTGGCAGAAAGGTTGAAGCGCGCTGTCGATGCAGTCACAGTTAAACCCGCACAGGCCGCAGCGCAGGCCTCAGCTGCAGCTCAGCAAGCCCAGGCCGCGCAGCAATCTGCCGCTCAAAGCGCAGCTGATGCGGCGAACTCGGCCGCCGCTACTGGATACGTGGATGCGCCGTTCCCGGATGTATGGGCGCCGCTGTCCGATGACCTTCGCCTGCTGGCCGGGATCGCGCCAGCGGATACAATCACAGTGGCGGGCACCAGTTATCCTTTGCCCACGAAGTCGATGGCGTTTACCCGCTCAACGACGGCGACGTACTTCGATAAAACTGGATTGATGAAAGTTGCTGCTATCAATGAGCCTCGTTTCGAGAAACAAGGATTACTCTTGGAATCAGCTGCCACAAATCTTTATACCTACTCCGAGCAGTGGGGTGCTGGCTCACGAGTTACGACGACAAACAACAGCGGCGACTCCCCCCGGGGAGACAAGACTATGGCGCTGGTGGTGGAAGATACGGCGGGTAGTGAACATTACACTCAGGACCGCAATATCGTTTTAACGGCTGGCACAACTTATTGTTATTCTTTATTTGTTAAAGCCCATACTAACCCTCGCAATTTATATATACGTGTTGCTTCAGGTAGTACAGCCCAATCATTTTTTGATCCTTCAACTGGAGACTGGGTTGGAAATGCTGGCGGGGCTGATTATGTTAGTCGTGGGTTCGAAAATATTGGAAACGGTATTTATCGAGTCTGGATGGTGTTTACTGCTGCGCTCAGTCAGAGCACAGTTGTTCGTATTCAGTTAGCTAGCGGTGTAACAGCTAGCTACACGGGCGACGGCGTATCAGGTTTAAATGTGTGGGGGGGGCAATTTGAAGAAGGCGCTTTCCCTACATCGTATATTAAAACTGATAGCGCGGCAGCAATTAGAACGGAGGATCTTTGGAGTATTTCCAACGCCAATGTTGGTTACCAAACTCTGGCTGATAAATTCAAACGCACTATAGCTTTTGAATTTTTTCCTAAATACACAATAACCACTGGATACGCGGACGTAGTTCGTGTTCCAGGGGTTACAAACGATATTATCTGTCGCTTTACGGCAGCTAATAGGATTCAGTCTTATAGAGATGGTGGTGGGACACCTGCAATAACTGTTACTCCCGGTGTGTTAGGTGTGGTTGGTCATGTGACAAGTGGAGATGATTGCACAATGTACTACAATGGCGCTCCATCCTACAGAGTACAACCTCCGTCAAATACCATCAGTAAACCAACGAATATTTCAAATTCGACAGGCTCGGCAAACGGGAAATTTGTATACCATATACGTAACTTCCGTATCTGGCACCGCCTTTTATCTGATATTCAAATCAGAGGACTCCGCTGATGAAAGATTTATATCTTCGCTTCCGCAGTGAGGAAGAGGCGCAGCAGCAATTAATTGCGTTCGGTTTTCAATCTGATGAAGAGCAGGGCGGTTTATATCACCCTGATATTTGTCTGGATGTGGTTGGCGTTATTATTACCAGTACCGGCGAAGCAGAGTCAGTTGAATACGTCACCGAACCCGGCTACCACATCAATCTCCGCGTTGTTAACGACGATCTCGATTTATCCAGCTTAAATGGGTTCGCCGTGAACCCTAAAACGCCTGCTCGCGTCTGGGCCTGATTATGGATGACAACGTTACTCTGAGGGTCAATGGCAGGGAGTGGGGCGGCTGGACATCAGTCAGGATTGGCGCAGGTGTTGAACGGCTGGCGAGGGATTTCAGCGTCGAAATTACCAGGCAGTGGCCAGGCGAGAACGGTGACACCCTCTCACTGAAAGTGAAAGGTGGCGACCGGGTCGAAGTTTTGATTGGCACCGATTTGGTGATCACTGGCTGGGTCGAGGCAACCCCTGTTCGCTACGACGCACGCTCTGTCAGTGTTGGAATCAGCGGGCGCAGCCTGACAGCAGATTTGATCGACTGCGCCGCAGAACCGACGCAATTCAACGGACAGTCTCTGGTTCAGGTGGCCGCCGCGCTGGCAAAGCCGTTTGGTATTGAAGTCGTTAATTCCGGCGCACCTGCTGACGTTATCCCGGGCGTGCAGCCTGATCACGGCGAAACGGTTATCGAGGTGCTGAATAAGATGCTGGGTCAGCAACAGGTGCTGGCTTATGACGATCCAGTGGGGCGGCTGGTGATTGGTGGAGTTGGGTCGACGCGAGCGCATACCGCGCTCGTTCTCGGCCAGAACATCCTTTCCTGCGATACCGAAAAAAGTATCAGGGACCGTTTTTCAACGTATCAGGTATCCGGGCAGAGAGCCGGGAATGATGAAGACTTTGGCGCGGCCACCACAACGGCTCTCCGGGCGAAGACCGAAGATGCCGGGATCGGGCGGTACCGGCCAATGGCTGTTCAGCAGACAGGCCAGGCGACAGGTGCAAGCTGCATCGCCCGCGCTGATTTCGAAGCTCGCCAGCGCGCCGCCCGCACTGATGAAACAACGTACACCGTGTGGGGGTGGCGCCAGGGTGACGGTTCTCTCTGGCAACCTAACCAGCGGGTAATCGTCTTTGACCCCGTCTGTGGGTTTAACAACCGTGAGCTGCTGATTTCCGAGGTGTTGTTCACCAAAGACAGCAACGGCACGATCACCGAGTTGCGCGTCGGGCCGCCTGATGCGTATCTGCCGGAACCTGCCGATCCTAAACAGCGGAAGAAGAAAAAAGCTGAGGAGGCTCCTTTCTGATGGGTAACTTTCAACAAATGCAGCGGCAGCTGCTTAACCTGATTCGGCGCGCGGTCGTGGGAAGCGTTAAGCCTGATTCAAAATGTCAGGCTGTGGATGTGGAACTACTCGCGGGTGAGAAGAAGGGTGGCATTGAGCATCTTGAGCCTTATGGGTTTACCTCACATGCGAATGCGGGTGCTGAAGCTCTGGTTCTGTTTCCTGATGCCGATCGCTCCCATGCTGTAGCGGTCACCGTGTCCGATCGCCGCTATCGCATCCGGTCTCTTAAGCAAGGTGAAGTCGCCATTTATGACGATCTGGGACAGTCGGTCACACTGACGCGGACCGGTATCGTCGTGAACGGCGCCGGAAAGCCCATTACCTTCATGAACGCGCCGAAAGCGCGGTTCGAAATGGACATCGAATCGACAGGCCAGATCAAGGACCACTGCGACACAACCGGGGTCACGATGGCGTCAATGCGCCTCACGTACAACGGTCATATACACAAAGAAAACGGTAACAGCACAGACGTGCCGGACAAACAAATGGGGACGTAAATATGGACCTGTGGCTAACCGTAAACGGGGTAAGCGTTTCAGCGAATGCCCCTCTCGATTTACTCACCCGCTCTGTTGTGATTTCTCTTTTCACCTGGCGCCGCGCGCAACCGGATGACAATGCCGATCAGCCTAACGGGTGGTGGGGCGATACCTGGCCTGCAGTCCAGAACGACCGGTACGGTTCGCGCCTCTGGTTGCTCCAGCGTCAGAAGCTGACGAACCAGACAGCCCTGGTCGCCAGGACGTATATCAACGAAGCACTGCAGTGGATGATCGACGACGGCGTTGTTTCCAGGATTGACCTCCTCATTCAGCGTACCGGCATTAACGAACTGGGTAACAGCATAACGCTGTGGCGCTACAACCAGCCCACCACTATTTCTTTTGACGATCTATGGAGTGCGATCACAAATGGCTGACAGCGAATTCCAGCGCCCGACGCTGGCAGAAAATATCAGCATGCTCCGCACCGACCTTTTTTCCCGCCTGGACGCGAGCGACACCATCAGGCGTATGGATGAAGACGTGAGGGCGAAAGTGTATGCGGCCGCGCTGCATACCGTGTATGGCTACATTGATTACCTGGCGCTGAACATGCTGCCGGATAAGTGCGATGAAGCCTGGCTGCAAAGGCATGCGGCCATGAAGCGCTGCCCCCGAAAAAGCCCTACAGCGTCAGCAGGATTTATGCGCTGGGATGGCGTAACAAACGGCATTACGGTTAAAGCTGGCGCAGTGATTCAACGCGACGACCTGATCCAGTACACCACCACGGCAGACGCGACCAGTGCAGGCGGCGTTCTGCGCGTGCCGATCGTGTGCAGTGTCACCGGCAACGTGGGTGAAATTGACGATGGCGCCGCGCTTTATCTGGTGACGCCGGTTAATGGCCTGCCGTCTTCAGGCGTAGCTGACTCTGTTGCTGGTGGGTTTGATATTGAGGATCTGGAAACCTGGCGCGCCCGGGTGCTGGAGCGTTACTACTGGACGCCTTTGGGTGGTGGGGACGGCGATTATATTGTGTGGGCCAAAGAAGTGCCGGGCATCACCCGGGCGTGGACCTACAGGCACTGGATGGGGGCTGGTACGGTGGGCGTGATGGTGGCCAGCGATGATCCGGTCAACCCCATACCGGACGCAGCAACTGTTGCAGCAGTAAAAGCCCACATCGCCCCGCTTGCCCCTGTTGCCGGCGCTGATCTGTATCCGTTCGCACCCGTCGGCCATAACGTCAATTTCAGAATACGCCTGACACCTGACACGCCGGAAGTCCGTGCGGCAGTGACGGCGGAGTTACGCTCGTTTCTTTTGAGAGACGGATACCCGGAAGGTGAACTCGAAATCTCAAGAATAAACGAGGCTATATCCATCGCAGCAGGCGAGCACAGCCATGTTCTGGTGGCCCCGACAGCCAGTATCCCGATCGCCAAAAATGAACTGGCCATACTGGGGACGCTCGCATGGACGTGACCGATGACGACTACATCCATTTGATGTCAGCCCTGCTGCCGCCTGGTCCTGCATGGTCAGTTGACGATCCGGCAATTATCGGCGCAGCTCCCTCGCTGCGGCGGGCTCACCAGCGCGCCGATGAGTTGATGCTGGAATTAGATCCGCGCACAACCACCGAGCTGATTAACCGCTGGGAAACCTGCTGCGGCCTGCCTGATGAATGTATCCCGGTGGGGACGCAAACGCTGCTGCAGCGTCAGAGCAGGCTGGACGCAAAGGTCAATTTAATCGGTGGCATCAACGAGAGGTTTTACCTCGACCAGCTTGCTGCCCTGGGCAAGCCAGGGGCGACGATCACCCGCTACAACAAGGGGCCGTTCAGATGTACCTCCGCCTGTACCGAAGCCGTGTATTCAACTGAATGGCGTTACTACTGGCAGGTCAACATGCCGTCCTCAACGGATGCTACCTGGATGACGTGTACTGATGACTGCGATACCCCGGTTCGTTACTGGGGTGATACGGTCGCGGAATGCGTGATCAGTAAACTCTGCCCGTCCCATACCTACGTACTTTTCAAATATCCGTAACCGGAGAAACTATGCATCGTATTGACACACCTACTGCGCAGAAAGATAAGTTCGGCGCGGGGAAAAATGGCTTTACCCGGGGGAATCCCCAGACAGGGACGCCAGCTACCGATCTTGATGATGATTATTTTGACATGCTGCAGGAGGAGCTGGTTGCGGTAGTCGAAGCGGCAGGGCTGGCTCTCGATAAGTCCAAACGTGACCAGATGCTTACGGCATTACGAAAATTACTTTTAAGTCGCGCCAATCCTTTCGCAGATATTAAATCTGATGGCGCAGCTGCTATAACAGCGGCGCTGTCAAACCTTGGATTTACCTATGGTACAGGATGGTACAAATTAGGTGCCCTTATTATTCAGTACGGGCCTATAGACTTTACTGGCGTTACTTCGAGGGCTGTTACATTTCCTATTCCATTCCCTGCGGAAGTGGCGCAGGTGATTGTTTCTGATGCCGGATTCAGTACCGGTAACATGTGGGGGGCTACGAATAAAACCGTAACGGGATTCACGGCCAGGGTTAATGTGGCCGGTGAAGGCGGCCAATATTTTGCATTCGGGAAATGATTAACATGGGCAATTATATTTATAGTGCAGTAAATAACGCCTTTTACCCCTTCTCTCTGAAAAGTGATTATGAGCGATCCGGGACATGGCCGGATGATGGCGTGGAAGTAAGCGACGAAGTCGCCAGTGAATTCATGGCATCTCCTCCTGCTGGAATTTGCCGGGTTCCCGGGAATGACGGGCTTCCCGCGTGGGGAGATGTACCTCCACCCACGCATGAAGAGGTTGTGGCGCAGGCCCAGGCTAAAAAGCAGTACCGCATGGATTCAGCGAACGACCACATGAACGGCAAGCAGTGGCCCGGTAAAGCCGTGCTTGGGCGGTTAAAGGGGGAAGAGTTGGCGCAATACAATGCGTGGCTCGATTATCTGGATGCCCTTGAAGCGACAGACGTTTCCAGCGCTCCTGAGATTACCTGGCCCGAACAGCCGGTTGTGTAAACATCCTTGATCCACACCCCCTTTTGAAACTACTGTGTATAAAAACAGTGTAAGGAGTGCAAATCATGCCTCGCCGTCTCGACATTCATGCCGCATTTTTGGCAGCCATACAGCTAAACCCTAAGGGCTACAGATGTTTACGCACAGAAGACTTTATCCGTGAGTTGGCAAAAGCCCATTGGCATTTCAGCCGGGCCGACGCCAATGAGTGGATAGCGTGCTATCAGCCAGATTTCACGGATAAGACAACTGACGGAACTGACAATCACTACTGGATCCTGCGCAACATGGGGAGGGTTCACTGATGGGCTTTCCTTCACCGGCGACGGACTATGTAGAGCGCAGGCTCTGCCCTGAAACAATTTGCGGCATAGGTATCGATAGCCGCATCCTGGAAACGTCATCCGGGTTTACGGTGATCGAGCCGGTCACCCGACTGGTGCATGGGCAGACTCTACTAATACTGACAGGTGGCCGAACGCAGTTCGCAAAGCTCAGGGAAGGGCTTTAA